TTTCAGGATCTCTAATAAAAAACGCATCACCGTACTTGAACACATTACGAATGATTTTAAAAACTCTTTTGCTCATGTCATTCAACTTGCACCACTGTTGTAGATACTGCTCAATGATCTGTATTTCTGAATTGGTTGCTTTTTGTCTATAATCAAATTTGAATGGTGTGCCATTCTGTGTGTTGTTCTGTGTGCAGAACTCTGCTAGAATATCTAATGCCGCATTCACTTCAGAATCAAGATCCATCACATTGTATTGTCCATAACGTTCTATTCTGTTTGGAGCACCGCTGTACACATCTGGAAGATATGATGAATAGTTTGACTTGGCAGGTCCTGGCTTGCTACCTATTCCTGCACCCAACGGTGAAAACATGCCTGCTTGTTGTCCTTCAACAGGAACTTCTGTAAAATATTTTTTCCAACTCATTATGTAATTGCCTCAGATGGATTCTTTTTTAAATTTTTTCTTGTGTATTCGGTATTTTCCTGCATTACTTGTAAAATCTGCGTCATAGTGTTATTTAACACTTCTAACTTATCGCTTGTGGTCTTCGAGGCTGTTGTTGTAACTCCTGTCATAGATGTGTCAAATTTTGCAAATGCATTTCCTAAATTGTCTAAACTAGTAGCATACATGTCTATTTTGTTTTTGTCAAGAGCATCTAGTGTGGCATTGATGCTTTTGGCAAAATTTTCTGGTCCTCCGCCAAAAATCTTACCAAAGAATCCGGTTATACCTGTGATACCAGTAGCACCTGCCATTCCAACCATTGCCAAAGACAACTGACCTGCACCTTTTGCCACTTTGGAAAGATTCTCGCCATCCACTTCACCAAATTTTTGAAGGCTTTCAGCAAAAGATCCTAATCCTTTGCCTGCCAAATATGCTGATGCTCCTACACCTGCTCCAAGGATTGCTATAACACCGGCAATCACAGCCGCCCCTCCTAATATACTTGCACCTCCTCTAGCAAATGCTTTTAAACCTGTTGCGGCCCCAGTCATCATTCCACCACCGCCTTTGCCCACAGCCTGGAGTACGTTCATACCAGGACCCGCCGCACCGCTGGTTGATCCAGCACCACTCATTAAACTTCGTGCCCCACCTATCATTTTGCCACCTATGTTACGAGCAATACCTAATCCTGCTTTACCAACTTTATAAGCACCAATTCCTAAACCTGCCGTGGCTCCTACACCTACAAGTTGGTTTAATACCGGCACTGCTTTTTGAATAGCCACAATAAAATCTGCCATACCGCCGATCACTATGGCAAGCACTCCTGCCATTTGGTCAAATATATTAATTACAGGTGTGAAAATATTAACAAATGCTGTTCTTAATTTCATCAGTGCCATATCAAACTGAGCCATACCTGTGTTATTTTTCGTTAACTGCATTTCTCTTAATTTTTCTGCTTCAGCAAATTTGTCCATCACGTTTGCGGCATTTTGAGTCTGGAAAATAAAGTCGAAATAACTTACACCTGCTCTTTTTTGTAGTGCGGTAATTTGTGCCATGCCTGGACCCATTGCTTTGGTAGCCGCGGCTTGATTTTTCAGCACATTCATCACTGCTTCAACCGATCCCGGTGATCCAGATTTAAATGCTCTCATGGCATCGTTCATGCCACGCATTCCTAGTATTCCTGCTTCTTGTTCAGTGAATGCTAAACCGCCTTGAGCAACAATGTTTTTGAAGTTGTCAGCCAGTTGAGGAGAGATAGTTTCCAACAGAGCAAAACCTTTGTTCATTTCTGCTTGTTGGTCAGCAGTCATTTGCCCCATTTGTAATTTTAATCTTTCGTCATTGGCTCTATTAACCATTTCTTGGGACAATGCTTCTCTGTTTTTGCCTGTCAATTTGGTTAGCACATCTAACTGATTCAAATAGTCGGCAGTGCCTGTAGCCAACTCTGCTTGGCTCATCTGTTGGGATCTTCCTAATTGAGTTTGAATTGACAAGTAGTCGCCTGCTCCGGCGGCAATATCTTCCATAGTGAATCCAAGTGCAGAAAGATTTTGAAATGTATCTCCCTGTCGAAGTTCTTCTAACACTCCAGCAAATTGTTTGGCACCTGCAGATGCATTGCCTCCCATCAGTGCTAAATTTTGTCCAGCCGCCGCTAAACCTTTTGCTAGAACATCAAAATCCAATCCTGTTCTTGCCGCAATCTTTCTCACATCTTCAATTTCTGCGCCAAACAGTGCACCCACTGTGGCTAATTGTCTGTACATTTTTACAGAATCTCCTGTGAGATCAAACAGTTCCGCAAAACCTCTTACACCTGCTCCCAACAACAATGGTAAATCTCTTGAAAGACTGCGTAATCCATTACTGAATTGTTGCATTCCTCCACTGAGCATATTGGTCACATCTACCAATGCGTCTAAAGATCGTCTGTATTTTCTTAATCTTTCCTGATATTCTTTTTCCCGATCCGCACGGGAACCCATGCCTTTGATCAACTGTTGTTGCTGATTGTTTTGACGTTTTAGGTTTTCTTCTGCTCGTCTTTGTTGGGGACTTTTGGTACTTCCTTCTAATTTAAAGCCTTCTCGCAGTGCTTTTACAACTTCTTCTAGGGTATTTTCGGATGCTGGGCCGCCTTTATTCTCAACGTCTCTAAGAATATTACCGAGTTGCGTTTCGTCAATAGCCATAATTAAATACCCACTTAATTCACTGTATAAATAGTATCAGTTAATGATACAATATTAAATTTATTTTTATTGTATTTATTGGAGGAAAAATGAACGATTTGCAACAAGGACAAAACAATCCTTTAAAAAAATATTATAGACAGCCTAAGCAGTTCATACAACTGCCTAGCGAATACAAGTTTTATCCAGAAGGCACTATCGATGTGCCAGAATCTGGTGAGGTAGCAGTGTACCCTATGACAGCCAAAGATGAGTTATTGTTTAAAACTCCTGATGCACTGTTGAACGGTGAAGCCACTGTGAGAGTGATTCAGAGTTGTGTGCCAGCCATCAAAAACGCATGGGCCATGCCCAGCATAGATGTAGATGCTGTGTTGTTGGCCATAAGAATGGCAACGTATGGACAAAAAATGGCAATGAAGGTCACAATCCCAAACACCAGCATTGAAAAAGATTTCGATTTGGATCTACAGGTTGGTATGGACAAACTGTTGACTGCTAGATACGAAACAAAAACATATTACGAAGATATGGAGATAGAATTGAGACCTCTTAACTATGCTCAATTCACCAAAGCGTCTTTGAAAACTTTTGAAGAACAGAGATTGTCCAATGTGATAGCAGATCAAAATGTGCCTGAAGAAGAAAAAGTAAAACAGTTTCAAAAAAGTTTTAACACGTTGACAGACATCAACATGGACATGGTTACAGACACCATCAATTCAATCAAGGTAGACGGACAAACTGTGACAGATAGAGCCATGATAAGAGACTTTGTTTCCAACTCCAGCAAAGAATTTTTTGGATCTATCCTTAAGCATTTGGAAACACAGAGAGACAAATTTCAATTGCCTCCCATCAAACAAACATCCACAGACGAAGAAAAGAAACAAGGCGCACCTGAAGAATATGATGTGCCTATCATGTTCGATACATCAAATTTTTTCGGATAAAGATACTCCCACTCAGGACTTCTGACATTTTAGCCTTGGCTAAAGAAATGGAGAATGAGGTTAAAAATTTTAAAATGGAATTGTTTAGAATCAGTTGGTTCATGCGTGGAGGTATAACTGCCAATGAAATTTTTGAATTGCCTCACGAAGATAGAGAAATTTTAGGCAATCTGATCAAACAGAACCTAGACACTGCCAAAAAAACAGGACAACCGTTCTTTTAACAGCACATTCTACATAATATAAAGTATAAAAAATCATACCAATACGGTGCCTATAACCAAATATGATCATTTAATAGTTTTTGCACACATCTAAATAAATCTTGTATGCAGATATACACACAAATTGTTCGCCCATCGGAGTTGGATGAAGATGACCTGTGGATTCCATGTCTTAAGACATTCCCAGTAAAACATTCGCCAGCGGCGGAACAACCACTCATCATCACACACATTGAAGCCATCAATCATTATGCTCACAGCATTAATAAACTGTTGGAGCAAAAGGTGTTTGCGGTGGGTGCCAAGACTTATGACCGACTCGTAGAGGCGGGCTTCGCGGAAAAAAATATTCATTGGAGACATCGTGCGGACGAACTCAAACTGCGTTCAAAAGAAATAGGACCAATCACTTGGCTCCGTGGAGACAAGTATGCACGAGATTTTTCACACTTACCAGAATGCACAGTGATACAGACGTATGAATCCAAACCAGATCCAGAAGCCATTAGACAGATATTGAAATTGGAACCTGATGTGATTCATGTGTACTCAGATGCAGTGTTGAAAGAATTGGAAATGCGTAATTGGAGTCACACCCGATTGCGGCACACAGAATCTTGCGATCCTGATCACAGTTTGTGGTTGGATTGTGAGTCTTTTGATCCTAACATCTAAGAACGACTGCGTCGTTCTGCTTTTCGCTCACGCTCAAGCATTTAACTCAATCACATAACGAAGTTATGTCGTGCCTCATGCAGATAGTTGATCCATACTTCACCCAGTGCCGGGCAAAGTATGTTGCTTCATGCGAGATGAGCCTGCCATTTTGTGAGAGGAAATTCCTTGCGGACGGAAGCGGTGACCCGCCAACTCCCTATTCCAGACTTCAATAGTCACGGGCAACTGACCCACCCTTCACAAACAAAGTGAGCAGTTGTGATGTTGTGTCTTTTTCACAGAGCATCTTCTTTTGTGCCTTAGTTAGCACTTGACTTGCAACTCAGGATTCACCTAACGTCTTATCGACTGCATTTCCTGGATCTCACGATCAGTTGGGTTGCTATGTTATGCCTTGTTGTACTTTTTTAATTCTTCTTTTAGGATTCTGGAACCACCAACCCTCACGTTGATAATTCCGTTGTAGTATTCATCGGATTCTAACACTCGCCTTTCGAACTGTTCTCGAGCCTCGAGATAACTCATTACGCCTCTGCTTTTACAAATGTACAATATTTCCCTAGTAAATGTGTGTTCGCCTTGTGCCTCAACGTCAGCCAGTAAATGGTCTGAAGATCCCCAATAGTCTCTCCAGTCCGATTCCACTCGGCTTCTACGTTTGTTTATCCTGCCCTTGAGAGGTGGACGTGTCTTCTTGAATTTTGCCAGTTTTTTGCCCACATATCTTTTACCGTTGGTTGTGTTTGTGATGAGATACACAAATCCTTCGCAATCTTCTGGTAGTGAGTCTATTGTTTTACCTTGATAAGTCCATGGCATGAACTTACTTACTGATTATTTTTTTCGCTCTTGCTGTTTTTGAATGCGTGTTACTTTGTACTGATCTTCCAATTCCTTACGTCTTTGACGTGCCAAAATCCTAATTTCCGCGAGCGCCTTTCTGGCGGCGACTTTGGTCGCAAGGCTTCGCCTTTCAGCAAACAACTCGTTTGCCTTGAAGTACGCCATGTATGCTTTGGTCAGTTTATCGTGAGTATCATCTTGAATGGTCATAAGTTTCTACGTCGTTGGCATATGCTGTGAATCCATTCTCTTTCACTACTCTTAGCACATTGTTCACACGTCCCATCAATTCATCCTTGTGTGATATCAAGAATATGTTTTTGCCTGCTTCTCTGCTCATTTTCTTCAATATTGCTAGAGCACTTTCAACACCTGCTGAGTCCATACCGGAATCAATCAATTCATCCAAGAACAGCAAGTTGATGTTTTGATATAGATTTTCCCACACATCTCTGAATGCGAAACTCAATCCCAGTATCAATCTGTTGCGTTCTCCTCTTGATAGATTATCAAAATCTAACTCTTGTCCCAGTTGAGTGATCTCCACACTCAAATCATTTTTGAATGTGACCAAGTGTGGAAGACCCAATTGATCCAAGTAGTGAGTTAACCTGTTGTTCAAGAAGGTTAGGTTTTGATCAATTATTTTCTTTCTAATGAAAGAATCTTTGTTTGTGAGCAGTTTGTACAAAAACTCTTGATGCTCTTTCAACTTCTGTAGTGTGTTGGCAGTGTCCCAATTTATTTCTTGTACTGCTTGATTTTTTAATTCTTCTATCTGATCCAGATATGGATTTGAATCTTCCTGTTTGTTTTTGAGTGCTGTTTTAATGGAATCCACATACTGTCTATGATCATATGCTTCTTTGATGGTGTCATAATATGTGTTGGGTCTTTGATCCAAATCACCCACTGCTTCAATGTCTTTCACTGTTTGTTCCAACTGTTCTGCCAACTCCATCACATAACTGTTGGATTCGCCGTATTCCATTTCCAATTTTTTCTGCATTTCTTCAATTTTATCTTGAGGCAAGTCTTGACCACAAGCATAACAGGTGGCTTTGTGATTTAATTTTTCCAAATCTTTGTGTAATTTTTTTGCTGTCTTGTCTGCCTGTTCAATGGTGCTCTCCAAACTGGCTCTGTCTTTTTGTAGTTGTCGCAACACATCATTCAATTTGTTCCAATCTTCCAGTTTTTGATGTGCTTCCAATTCAGCATCTATATCAACATTTTCTAATTCTTTCAAGTTCTTTTGAAGTTTTTCAATATCTGTGGTGTTTTGATTTTGCCAAGCACTGCTTTTGTTCTGTAGACTGTGTATTGTTTCCTGAACTTTTTCGTTGCTTATCTTTAAGCCTTCCAATCTTGCTGTCTCTAATGCTATGTCTTCTTTGGTTCTTTTGATGTGTGTTTTTAGAATATCTGCTTTTTCGGACAGCAGTTGTATGCCCAACAGTTGTTCTATTATTTCCTGTTGTTCATTGGCGTGTAAACTTAAGAACGGTTGTGTGTATGTGTTGAGTGCCACAATGTGTTTGAACATTTTGGGATTCATGCCAATCATTCTGTTCAAGTCTTCTTGTGTTTTTCTGGAATCTCCTTGACTGACATCGGACAGTTCTTGTTCTTCATCATCAATGAAGTATTTCATCACATTGGGTTTTCTGCCACGTTCTACTTTGTAATTCTTACCATCTTTTTCAAATTGAATTGTGACCAACATACCTTTGCTGTTGGTTTTATTCACAAGATTATCTTTACGTATCTTTGTGAGTGCTTCTCCATACAGTGCGTAACTCAGTGCGTTCACAATGGTGGTTTTACCTGTACCATTACGTGATCCTGCGTCATCTCCACCCATGTCCAAGTTTTCACCCAATACCAGTGTTAATAGTTTTTGTTGAAAGTCTATGGCTTGGGTTTGATTGCCCACACTCATAAAGTTCTTAACAGTTAATGTTTTAATCAGTATCATTGTTTAAATCTCTAAATATTCTCAACAGCACTGCTTTGTCATAAGCATCTGATTCTATGGTTTCAATTTCTTTGGACACAATTTGATCCACACTTTCAAATTTTGTGATATCCAACGTGGTGTTGATTTCTTCTTCTTTTTTGCTTGGGATCAATGTGATCTCTCTACAGTCATAATCTTTCATGAAAGTTTCTTTGATGTAACTGGCTTCTTCAAAACTGATGTCGATGTCCAATGTGACACGCAAGTGCATCTTGCTTTTCATGATCTCTTTGGTCTTGTCCAGCAGTGTGCTTAATTTCACATTTCTGTACTTGGGACAGTTGCCCCAATTGAAATACACAGGCTCCTTGCCGTGTTCCAGTATCATCATGCCACGCTCATCATCATCCACATCTGCGTAATTGTGCGGAAAAGGATTGCCTAGATAGTGAATGTTGTTCTTAACCTGTCGTTTGTGGAAGTGTCCAGAGAACACATATTCTTGATTCACAAAGTCACTGCCACGCAGTTCTCCTGTGTCAGGCATTTCCACCATGGCATTCATGAAAAAGTTTGGCAGTTCAAAATGACCAAACATATATTTGCATTTCATTTTGCCCACTTTTTTCCATTCATTGCCGATCAACCAAGGCACCAACACCACATCATCTATCTGTGTGATTTCGTTCACCATGGTTATGCCTGGAATAAATCTTCCGAACTCTGTGGATTGAATATCTCTACTATCCTTGTAGTATAAATCGTGATTGCCTGGAAAAAAATAAAATTTGTCAAATGCTTTGCCCAGTTTTTCCAAACATCTAATGGAAGCATCCATGGTGGTAATATTCACACTGTTTCTGTTGTGATGCCAATCACCACAAAACAATCCTGTTTCACAGCCATGCTCCTTGGCTTGGGCTATGTACCAGTCTACGAATTCTTCGCAATCATCGTTGTGTAATTTAGAATTGGATTTCAACCCGAAGTGTATGTCGGTAAAAACCGCTAGTTTCTTGAACAAAATAATCTCCTACTTTTCTTTAAGAATAAACGAAAAAGTTGTATTTGTCAACTACTTCTTTTGTTTTTTGTTTACCGTTTTATTTTTTGGTGCTTTGTGAGGCATCGATGCGTCACCAGAAGTTTGTCTGGTCATACTAGGCATCATGTTGTTCAATTCTAAAATGTCATCTCTGATGTTTTGATTTCTTTTTTCGATATTGATAATTCTCACAAATGAATTGGTCACTGCCGCTGTGTAGTAGGCAAATGGATTGTTGGATTTGGATTCATCAAACTGTAAACCAATCTGTGCCAATTGCAGTATGGCTTGTCCTTGCATTTCATCATTGTAGGTGTAACCTCTCACATTGCCTCTGGTACCATAACGTTCACACAGTTTCATCCACATCTTGGCCAATTCGTTGGTGGCTTTGCCGGCATCCTTGTTGAATCTGCCATTCTGCATTCCACCTTCCCAATGGCTTTTGCCCACACAAACCAAGTTGCCTTTTCGATCATATTTCCAGTGTTGGAATGGAGGAAAGTTCACTTTCTGCTTGCCATCTGCCACTGTCTTTGGATTACGTTTTCTGCCCGGTTCATCTGGTATGTGTTCGTATGTCATCACTCTGAA